GGAACACTAAAGATTGATGATGACTTACAAGTTACAGGTGATATCGGTAATAACGGTTCAGAAGTAGAGTTTAACGACAACATTAAACTTAAAGGTAATGTATCAAGCAAGACAACAACTATTGGTGACTTTGATAGTTCAGGTTCGCCAGCTTATGCAATGTCGGGTATTCAGCTTGACGCAGGAGACACTGCTTGGCCTTCAGTTGTATTCAAAGAATATGCAGGAACAGATGGCGGCGGATTAAAGCCCGTCAATCTATTTACAAACCCGGGATTTGAAACAGAAGTATTTGGTGGCACACCAGCTTCACCGGCTGCCTTAGGAGATGCTAAAAGAATATTAGCCATCAATGGTAACGCGGCAAATGGAGCAACACTACCAGGCTTAGCAAACGTTAGAATACTTGCACTGACAAAAGGTGCACAGACAGGATCTAATCGTGGAACAGAAGTTGTTATTCAAACAACACCTGAAAATTCTACAACAGTTACACAGACACTAAACATTAAAGAAGGTAATGTTGTTCGAATTGGTAGTGACTCTTATGATTCAGGTCATGGTATTATTGGAGCATCAGGCGGTGACTTAAAGTTAGGTGACAGATTAGACACAAACGGCAACAATATTATCAACAGTGGTGGCAATGTAACTATAGATGATAATTTGACAGTCAATGGTAGCACAGTTTTAGGTGATAATGCACAAGTAGATACAGTAACAGTTAATGGTAAAATGTCAGCAAATGGTGGTTTAGTTTTAACAAGTTTAGACACATCAACAGCAAACGCATACGCAGGTATGGGAATCATCGATGAAGGTTCTATTGCTTACATCACAGATGGTGATGGTGGTAGCAAGTGTATTGCAGTATATGACGGGTCTAATTGGAAACGTGTATCACTAGGCGCAAACATCAGTAGTTCATAATGGAGAAATCAATGAAAGCACAAGCAGTAGAACAAGCAAAAATCATTGGTAAAAGCCAGATTGAACAAGACATAGAAATTAAAATTATTAAAAACGATATTGAAACTATACGAGATAATCACCTAGTTCATTTACAACAGGATGTTCGTAGAGTTGAAAATAAAGTAGATAAGATAGATAACAGAATTTGGTGGATATTAGGAGTCCTAGTATCTACACAAGTAGCAAGTATGATAGCAAATATGTTATAGTATCTACGATAGACACTGCACAAGCAGGTTTATTACGTAACCAACGGTAAAATGGGAGACAACGATGGCAAAAGAAAAAAAGGTGGGTCGACCCGTCAAAGAGATTGACGAAGACCTATTGTATAAGTTAGCACAGATACATTGCACCATGAAAGAAATGGTAGACATTATCGGTGTTTCAGAAGACACGTTAAAACGCAGATATGCGGGACTTATAGACAAAGGGAAAGCAGAAGGCAAAATGCGATTAAGAAGAAAACAAATAGAAGTAGCTATGCAAGGAAATCCAGCACTTCTTATCTTTTTAGGCAAGTCTATGTTGGGGCAATCGGAATCACCGGTAGCAGAACAAGATAAAATACTCCCTTGGTCAGACGATGCCACTGAATAAAGCACAACGGGCAGTTGCTGATTCAGATGCACGTTTTAGAGTGTTTGTAGCAGGAAGAAGATGTGGTAAAACATTCTTTGCTATCAGAGAGTTGGCTAGATTTGCAAGACACCCAAACAAAACAGTTTGGTATGTTGCACCAACTTATTCACAGGCAAAAAATATTGCGTGGGAGGCACTACAGAGTAAAATGACAAAACTAGGATGGGCAGATAAAATCAATCAGAACGAACTAAGCATTCGTTTAATTAATGGATCCAAAATTTCCTTAAAAGGGAGTGATAGATATGATACCTTACGTGGGAGCGGAGTCGACTTTCTAGTTCTAGACGAGTTTGCAGATATGAAAAGAGAGGCATGGGAAGCAGTTCTAAGACCAACATTATCCGCACAAACACCACCTGGTTCTGCACTATTCTGTGGAACACCAAAAGGCTTTAACCATTTTAAAGACCTTTATGATTATGGACAAACAGATGATAAAGACTGGGCGTCATTTCAGTTTACATCAATGGATGGCGGTAATATCCCAGAAGAAGAAATAGAACGTGCAAAAACAGATATGGATAAACGACAGTTTGAACAAGAATATCTAGCATCGTTTATTAACTTTACTGGACAAATTTATTACAACTTTGACAGAACAAAGCACGTAGCAAAACAAGAATTTAATAAAGATGCACCAATACATATCGGCATTGATTTTAACATAGACCCAATGTCAGCAAGTGTGTGTCAAATAATTAACGGCAAACTACATCAATTTGATGAAATCTCTATATATGGAAGCAATACAGAAGAACTAGCACAAGAGATTATGAACCGTTATGACAAAACAAAAGTTATTTGTTACCCTGATCCTGCAGGCAATCAGCGTAAAACCTCAGCTACAGGGAAAACAGATATCACTATTCTACAACAATACTTTAAGGTAGAAGCAAAAAGAAAACATGATGCAGTAAGAGATAGAATAAATGCAGTAAATAGTCTTATGGAAAGTGCAAACGGAACTGTAAGATATTCGATAGACCCAAACTGTATGAATTCTATTCGTTGTCTTGAGCGTCAAGTTTACAAAGAAGGGACAGCAATCCCTGATAAAGACGGTGGCTTTGACCATCAAAATGATGCACTTGGTTATCTTGTGGCTCACATTGCGCCAATTACTAAACCAGTGAGAGCGATTAATAAACCAAAACGATTTACGCACATGTAAAGGAACAGCACTATGGATTATGACAATATAATAAAAAAGCATAATATGTATAAGAAACATATTTACCGTTGGAGATACTACTATGATAGTTACTACGGTGGACAAGATTACCAACAAGGTCAATACCTAAGAAAGTATTTACAAGAAGAAGACGATGGCTACAATGAATACGGCAAACGTATTATGAACACACCACTAGACAATCATTGTCGTTCAGTGGTTGATACATATAGTTCATTCATCTGGCGAGACTCACCGCAAAGAGAGTTTGGTATACTAGCAGATAATCCTGCTCTACAACCATTCTTGAAGGATGCTGATTTAGAAGGTCGCTCATTTGACGCTGTTATGAGAGAAGCTACTACACTTGCAAATATCTATGGTCATGTGCTGTTGATGTTAGATAAGCCTGCAAGTGAGGCATCTACTCTAGCAGAAGAATTAGCACAAGGCATCAGACCATATCTTTCAGTTATTACACCAGAAAATATTATTGACTGGCATTTTGAAAGAATGGCAAACGGTCGTTACATGATTGACTATCTAAAACTAAAAGAGTTTGAAGATGATGAAAAATGTATCTACAGAGTATGGACACCAGAAACAGTTGGTGTTTATGAAGTAGATGAAGAAAATGATAAAATGGTTCTTATGGAAGAATACGAGAATGCGATGGGTCACATTCCAGCAACTTTCTTATACGGACAACGTTCACACGAAAGAGGAATAGGTATATCACAAATCGCTGATGTGGCAGACCTACAGAAATCTATCTACAATGAACTATCCGAACTAGAACAAGTTATTCGTATTTCTAATCATCCATCAATCGTTGCTACAGAAGGTGTAGACATGCAAGGTGGTGCTGGCTCAGTTATTACGATTGAGAACACAGACATCGAACCAGGTCTAAAACCTTATCTGTTACAACCATCAAATGCAAGTATTGGTTCAATCTTAGAAGCAATCAAAACAAAAACTGCAATGATTGACAGAATAGCTAATCTAAGTTCAATGCGTTCAACATCAAAAGCAACAGCATCAGGTGTTTCTTTAAAGATAGAACGTGAGTTATTGAACGTTAAATTAGCACAGATAGCCGATAACTTAGAGATTGCAGAAGAACAAATCTGGCATCACTTTGTTCATTTCTATGATGGCGATGCACACTTTGATGGCGTTATTGATTATCCAGATAACTTTGATTTAACTGATACATACACCGAACTAGACTTCTTAATGAAAGCAAGTGCGGCACCAGTATCAAGTAGTCAATACACTACAGAGATTGCAAAACAAATTGCACGTATCACAGTAGAAGATGAAGAAATGATGGATACTATTATTCAAGAGATTGAGAATGGTTCACAAGCACCAGAGTTCGGAGCAAACTTAGATGGCGACACAGACACAAATACAACAACATAGTGATTTAATCGATTCTATCTTAGATGATTTTGACGAGTTTATGGAGAGTGCAGAAAAGACACTTGAAAATAAAGTTGCTAAAAGAATACTAGAAACAAAGACGATTGACGAACTATTAGAACTAAGAGTCCCACTAACAGAGGACTATCGTTCACTTGTGCAAGAGCGTGTTAGAGCATATATTGACAACTTTGATACACTTGCTAAAGATACTGCCGCTATGACAGGAACTGGTGTTACACCAGTAGACAATAGAATAGTTGCAGAATTAAAAGCACAATCATACGCAAGATTAGATGAAAGTGTAAAGCAAAACAAAGAGTCTGTTAACACCGAAATAGTTGTAGGCGCTCTAGCAGGGTTAGCCGTTCAACAGATTGCTACAAATAGCAGACATGCTATCAGTGGGCTTATGATTACAGTTGATGATATTGAGATTACAAGATTACAAAATAGATTAAGAAAACTACGAAACGCCACAGACAGAAATGAAGCAGAAATAGCCTCAATACTTGGTAAACTAAAAAACAAGTTTGCAGGTGTTAACGTAGGGACAAGTTTAAGTAAAAAGATGAGTGCAGATATGCACGACACAGTAATGGACTTTGATGGTGTGTTTGTTAAACATCGTGCCAGACAAGCAGGTCTAAAAAAGTTTAGATATGCAGGAACGTTAGTTGCTGAGTCAAGAGATTTTTGTATACGTAACCAAGGGAGAACGTTTACAGAAGCAGAAGCTAAAAGTCTATGGTCAAGTGAGAGTTGGTCAGGTAAACGTAGCGGTGATCCATTCGTTGTGAGAGGCGGACATCGTTGCAGACACTTCTGGATACCAGTGGAGGACTAAGATGGCTAATGAAATAATTATACCAAGAGCAATACCACAAATAACAACTGAGGAGACAACAATGCCTTATTCAAAACCAAAAACAACTAAAAAGAAAACAACTAAGAAGAAGAAAAAGAAATCTACACCAGGTAAAAAAAAGAGCTACTAGGTAGCTCTTTTTAGTTAGTGCGGAAGTAGACCCTTTGCAGGGTCTAATATTTATATCGCAATTAGTTTTGTCATCATAGAACCAGGCTTCCAATCAGCCTCAATCTCAATACCAAAGTTACTCAATGCCTGCTTAACTTTTTCTACATAGTTTGGACTATAACATTTACTGTTTGGATCTACTTCTGGCGGAGCCATATCACCAAAACTTTTACCACCAACTTTACTCATATTAGCAAACCGCTTTATATAAGCAACTGAAATAGCAAAGTTTGAATATTCATGTTCTTTAACAGAATCAAGTGTTGCTCCAATTGGGACATAACCAGTATTTGATATAACTGCCTTGCAGAAAGTTTCACTTAACTCAACATTTTGATTGGTTGTTTCCCAATACTGAGAAAAGAAACTATCTTTCAGTTCAGTCCAGAAAGCATCTATATCTACACCTGTTTTTGGCTCACTTAAGTGTCCAGCAAAATCATCTGCTTTGCCCCAAAATACATATCCAAATGCGTTTGTAGGGTCTTTGATATTTTTAACAGCCTCTCCTTTTAATTGATTGATACAAGTATCAACAAAAGAAATCTGCTTTTCTACTAGACCTGTATTGTCATAGGTAACATTGAAGTTTTCATCAACATTCAATCTTACGATAAAACTAGGCATTGAACCAGACATTCGCTTTTGTGCTTTCTTAAGTTTTTTCTTCTGTATTCTTTCTTGTTTTCTTCGTTCTGTTCTATTCATTTTTAACTCCTTTAGTTGTCATTATGTATATACTATAACACGATTCGCTATTTTGTCAAGTTTTTACTCTGTTGAGTAGCCCATAAGTTCAAAATATTCATCCAAATATTTGATTATTGTTTCTTCATTTATGTTAGGGTAAGTGTCTATTAAGTGAAGTAAATAAGCACCTATGTCTCTTGCTTCTGCTTTGCTTTTAGCAGACTGAGATTGTATGGTCATTGTTTTAGTCATTAGTTAGTTCTCCTTTAGTTGTCATTATGTATATACTATAACACAGATTCGTTATCTGTCAAGTTTTGGAACCATTCATCAGCGGTTGAATCATCAACTTCGCCATATTCATCTTCATAGGCTTGTATAGCCATATTAAAGATATCTTTATGACTACCGGAATAGTTCTCATTGATATGTTGATATATGCTTAAAAAGTTATTCATTACGCTGTCTCCTCTTCTTTATCCCAATCTTTTCTAAAATACTTTTCCATAATTGGGTTAAGTTCTCTTCTTAGTTCCAACAGTGGTTCAATAAACTTTGACAATTCTGTTGGATAAGCAGAGTTGCTTTGGCGTTGAGCATTATGCAGTGTTTGTCGCAACGAGAATTCAAAGTCTTCAAGTTGTTGTTTTTTAGTATACTTACTCATTACGCTGTCTCCTCTTCACGAATTTCTCTAAGAGCATCAGTAACATCTAAATGTTGAAACTGTAATTCTTGTTGAACCGAAAAAGGAATACAATTAAGGCTAATTGCAAAACATATACTGGAAGCAAGACCATCACGATATTCGTCTGGTTCTGTTTTTAATAATTCTTTCATTTCAGTATAATTCATATCAATATATCCTTTATTCATTACGCTGTCTCCTCTACATATTCATATGCATCACTGATGATGTTCCACATACGCATATTATTCATATACCAAATATCTTCATTTGTTTTCTTTTCAGGGAATGCTTTAAAACATTGCTCCCAGACTTCTTCTTCATAATATGCCATTTCTAACAGTTGTTCTCTGTTCATATGCAGTTCTTGGTGCAACATTTTTTCAAGTTTTTCTGACATCTTAATTAATTTTTTCTTTGCTCTAATGTTGTTACTCATATCTTTACTCCTTTAGTTGTCATTATGTATATACTATAACACGATTCGCTATTTTGTCAAGTTTTTGACCGAAAGAAAGAGCAGTATTTCTACTGCTCTTTAAGGTATTATTAATTATATACAGAATGCCAGTTATTGATTATCTGCATAGTTGCTGGTGAACTTAATACATCTACTAAACAGATTGACAATTCTAACATTTGCTCATTACACCAATTTACTACATTTACAAGAGTTTCTTCGTTTACAGTTTCATAAGTCATTTGTGTTCTCCTTTTTGCTTAACACACAATCTTTATAGCGGTGATTCGTCCAATAGTCAATACTTTGTCCCAATTTATCTTCCAAACAAAAAGCATAAATACAATCATACACTACTCATATGAGTAGGTTTCACTCAATGGAGGCAAAAATGACTGAAGATAATCAGGTAGAAAATGTAGTAACGGAGACTACAGAACCAACGAATTCTCTGGATAGTAATGAAAATAAAGGCTTTTCTCAAGAAGAAGTCAATCGTATTGTAGCAGATAGAGTTGCAAGAGAACGTAAAAAGTTTGATGGCATCGATGTTGAACAATACAAGAATTGGCAGACACAAGAGGAAAACCAAAAAGTAGAGCAACAAAAACAACGTGGTGAATTTGAGAAAGTTTTAAAAGACCAAGCTGAAAAGTTTAGTTCAAAAATTTCCGAATTAGAAGGCACGTTGAAACGTGAAAAAGTAGATGGAGCATTGTTAAACAACGCGGCATCACTTAAAGCGATTGCTCCAAGTCAAGTCGCAGACTTGTTAAAGAATCGAGTTCGTTTGAACGAACAAGGTGAAGCAGAAGTTCTTGATGAAACAGGAACACCAGCTTACTCAGATAACGGTTCACAAATGCAAGTAAAAGATTTGGTTAAAGATTTTCTTACTAAGAACCCGCACTTTGCGGCTCCAAGTGCACCAGGCACAGGGTCACAATCAAAAGTCGGAGGCGATGTTGCACCAGAAATGGACGTAACAAAATTAGATATGAGCAGTCCTGCTGATAGAGCCAAATATAAAGATTGGCGAAAAAAGCAGAGAATGTAATTTAATAACGCCAAGATAATAGGAGAATTACAATGGCTTTAGAAACAACAACAACAACCCTGAACGACCTTTTGCCACAAATCGTAGCAGAAGCAATGTTCCAAGCACAAGAAAAATCCATCATGCGTGGTCTTGTGAGAAACTTTACAATGCCACTAAACAGTGGTAAATCAATCGTTGTTCCAACTTACCCAACAGTGGCGGCTGCCGCAGTTGCAGAAGGAACAGACCTTTCAAACACAGCGGTATCAACAGGTGGCGCAACTCTTACTGTATCAGAAGTAGGTGTAATGACAACTGTTACTGACCTTGCTATCCGTTCATCAGCATCAAATGTGATTGCCGATATCGGTAAAGTATTCGGTGAAGGTATTGCTAAGAAAATTGACCAAGACCTTATGTCAAACTTTGACAACTTCTCAACAGAAGTTGGCGATGGCACAGGCGCAATTTCAGTGAACAGCATCTTCCAAGCAGTAGCAAATCTACGTGCTAACGGTGTTCCTTCAACTGACTTAGCGTGTGTTCTACACCCAATGATTGCATACGACCTTAAAGCGGCTATCGGCGCATCAGCATATGCTGGCGGCGACTTACAAACAGAAGCATTACGTTCTGGTTATGTAGGAACTCTAGCTGGTGTTCCAATCTTTGAATCATCTAACATGTCTAACACAGGCAACGCAGGTGACTACAAAGGTGCGGTATTCCACAGAGATGCACTAGGTCTAGCAATGATGCAGGACATCCAAATTGAAACTCAGCGGGATGCCAGCTTAAGGGCTTCAGAGCTAGTAAGCACGGCTGTGTATGGGCACGGAGAAATCTTTGACTCTTATGGCGTAGAAGTTCACTTTGACTCTTCAATCCAATAATAGAGATTGAATAACTGAACAGAGAGGGGAGCAATCCCCTCTCTTAAACGCTACTAGGAGAACGCACAATGGCAATGTCAACTGACGCTGATTTGATTAAATATCAGCCAGATATATTAACATTCGGTATTGACGAATTTACTGACGAACATGCAAAAGCACGTGATGATATTTTACGTAAATTGCGTGATGAGTGGTGGGTTCGTTCTCGTAATGTTACTAACTATGATATTTCTCGTTCACTACCTAGCTTAGAAATGGATGACTCTAAACTCACTGAATCACAATTCGAACGTTGTGCAGTGTATCGTGTTCTTTCAGAATACGCTCTACCGCAGTTAACGAAATGGAATAATGAAGGAAGTGAAGACAGGTTTCAAGTTATGATGATGCACTATCGTAAACGTTATGATGAAGAATTTAACTCTATTTTGAGAGATGGAGTTTTATACGATTTTGACGGTGATGGCACAGTCGAACAAACCGAGAAGCAACCATTTCACACTAGACGGATTATTCGTTAATGGCAACGATTACTATCAATGCCAGAAAGTTTAAGCGAGATATGGAGAGATTTGCGGATAGCCTACAACGGTCTATTCCAATTGCTCTAAATAGAAGTGGAGAGAAAACACGTGAAACTATTTTAAATAGAACAGCACGTGGAGTGGGGTTGAGAGGAGCATTCAAACAATATTCTCCCGGTTATCGGGAGTTTAGAAATAGTCAAGGTAGAGGCACTAAACCAGACCTTAACTTTTCAGGCAGAATGCTATCAAACCTAGATGTTGAACGTAAAGGTCGCAACAAACTTGTTGTGGGCTTTAAGAGAAGGGAAGAAAAATTGAAAGCTGAACATAACAATAAAACAAGACCTTTTATTGGTGTGACAAGCACAGAAGAAAAATCAATTATTCAGACTTTCGCTAGACAGTTAGAAAAGGACTTAAGATGAGCATTAGCAAAACTAGTTACAGAGAAAACATTGCAAAGAACATCGTTTCAGAGTTAAGGGAACTTAAATCTGTTAGATTTGTTACACGTGATGTTTTTGATCCAAGCGAATTAAGTGATGCTCAAGTTCCAGCAGTCTTAGTGTTAAGTGGGTCAGAAAGAAAATCTGACATTACAAGAGCATCAAGACAAGGAACTATTGAGTTTATTCTAACAGGGTTTGTTAAAGGAAAGTTTTTAGATACTGCCCGAAACAAACTGTTAGATGACATTGAAACGAAATTGTATGAAGATACAAAAAGAAATGGTTATGCGGCAGACACTGTAGTAACAGAAGTTAATACAGACGAAGGTGCAACTTTTCCATTAGGTGCGGTTCAAATAATCGTGCAAGTAGAATATATTCACCCTAAAGGTGATTTAGACAAATAACAGTAATAGGAGCAAACAATGGCAGTTCTAAAAGGTAAAGACGGTTCAATATCAGCAGGTTTGAACAATCTTGCAAACATTACTTCTTTCACTATCAATGAAGAAGCAGATACACTAGAAACTACAGCGATGGGTAACGCAGGTTACAAAACGTTTGTAGGTTCACTAAAATCATGGTCAGGAACAGTTGAAGCAGTATTTGACGATACAGATTCAGCAGTTGTAGTAGGATCAGCAATCACACTTACAGTAGTAGTTGATGATGGCTCATCTAACCAAGTTCAATATAGTGGATCATGTATCGTGACTTCAAGGTCAGTGGAAGTAGCAGTTGCAGATTTAGTCGGTGTTACTTTTGAAGTAACAGGAAGCGGTGCCTTAACTGAAGTTATTTCATAATAATATAATTTCACAAGAGGTATAAAATGACTACAAGCGTAATCAACAATGCGAAAACGCATTTTAAAACTAGACTTACAGACAAACTTGAATGGGTAGATTGCCCAGAATGGGATTGTAAAATATACTTTAAGTCTAGTGCAACACTTAAGCAAACCGAAGAGGTTGTTGCTTTGCACCGTGAAAATAAAGTCGCGGAAGCATTAGCAACTGTCCTTATTCAACGTGCGTTAACAGAAGATGGGAAAAAAATGTTTGTCGGTGCAGACAAATTTGACATGATGAATTCAATCGACCCAGAAGTTGTTACACGTATAGCTACACATATTCTGAATGTAGAACCTACAGCGGAGACCGTAGCAAAAAACTAAGTGCCGATGTTGACACATATTTCCTGTATCAACTAGCAGAACTACTGCACAAGTCTGTTAACGAGATTATGGAAATGTCAGCATCGGAATACATAGGATGGGCTGAGTATTTTAAGTTGAAAGAACAACGGAGTAAGCGAAAACATGGCAAACACAAGTATTGAAATTGAAATTAAAGCCCTCGACAAAGCAACCAGTAAACTAAACTCGATATCTAATTCAATGACTCCACTGAATAAAAAGGTGGGGAAACTAGATAAACAGTTTGACAAGGTTGACAAGTCAATCAAAAAAACAAGTGGGTCTTTTAAGGGATTAAAAGGTCTATTAGCAGGTGCCATCACTATTGGTGGTATTACTGCATTTACTAAGTCAGTTGTTGAAGCAAGTTCTCGTGCAGAGGATTTGAAAACAACACTTGACACAGTTAC